ATCAGTTTTCGGTTGGCAATTTAAAAGAGTTGATGATAACAAAGAACCAGAATCATTTGCCCCAGAGGTAAAGGATGATGGTGCTGTTGTTGTCGCTGCTGGTGGTGCGTATGGTACTTTCGTAGATTTAGAAGGTACTGCTAGAACAGAAGCAGAATTAGTTGCAAAGTATAGAGAAATTTCATTAAATTCAGAAGTAGAGAAAGCAATTGATGATATCATCAATGAAGCACTCGATACTGACGATGCTGATATTATAACTCTCAATCAAGATAAGATTGAATATTCAGAAAATATTAAAGAAAAGATTCAAGAAGAATTTGAATACATTCTTGATCTTTTAAATTTCAATACAGATTCCTATGAATTATTCAAAAGATGGTATGTTGATGGTAGATTATACTTCCATGCTGTCATTGATCCAGAAAAGCCATCAGAGGGCTTAAAAGAAATTCGTTATATTGATCCTCGTAAGATTAGAAAAGTACGTGAAGTAAAGCGTACACGAAAGGGTCAAGCAACAATTCAAAATACTAAGAATGAATATTTTATTTACAATGATCGTTCATATCTAACAGCTGGCTCTAATGCTGGTTTACCATTAGACTATGTTGGTTCACAAGGTCTAAAGATTGCTGCAGATTCTATTATTCATGTTACATCTGGTTTGATGGACAAGAATAATCAGATGGTATTCTCACATTTGCAGAAAGCTATTAAGCCATTAAATCAATTAAGAACTCTCGAAGATGCTACTGTAATTTATCGTATCTCAAGAGCACCTGAAAGAAGAATTTTCTATATTGATGTTGGTAATCTACCAAAGATGAAGGCAGAACAGTATCTAAGAGATATGATGGTTCGCCATAAAAATCGTTTAGTATATGATTCCAATACTGGTGAAGTGAGAGATGATCGTAAGTTTATGACGATGCTTGAAGATTATTGGTTGCCAAGGCGTGAAGGTAATAGAGGAACAGAGATCACAACACTACCAGGTGGTCAAGGTCTTGGTGAATTGAGTGATGTAGAATATTTCAAAAAGAAATTATATGAATCACTAAATGTTCCTGTAACTAGATTACAGTCAGAAGCTGGTTTCAATCTTGGTAGAGCTTCTGAAATTTCAAGAGATGAAGTTCGTTTTGGTAAGTTTGTTAATAGACTTAGAAAACGTTTCTCTATGCTATTCTACAAAGCATTAGAAAAACAGCTTATACTAAAAGGTATTATTTCAGCTGAAGATTGGCCTGAAATCAAAAATGATATTCAGTTTGATTATGCAACAGATAACTATTTCTCTGAATTAAAGTTCTCAGAAATTATGATCAATAGAATGAATACTCTAAATCAGATGGAAAATTATATTGGTACATATTTCTCAAGAGAATATGTAAAAAAGAATATTCTAATGCATTCAGATGATGACATTGAAGAAATGAATAAACAGATTGCAGAAGAAAATGAAGTAGAAGCTGAACAAGCACCTCCTCCTGAAGAACAGCAACAGCAGCAGGAAGAACCGCCAGCTTCTAATACAAATAATTAATTTTATAAATAAATTATAAATATTTGGAGAAAAATATGACTACTTTTAGAGATGCACTTGATATGGCACAAGAAAATGATATTGAAGGTTTCAAGAACACAATTGATAGCATTCTAATGGCTAAAATTGGAAATGCTATTGATGCTTATAGACCTGAATATGCAGCAACTATGTTTGCCGATCAAGAAGATTTTGAGGATTCTGAAGAGCCAGTAGAAGTAGTCGATCAAACACAGGAACAGGAAATCGAAAATGAAGACATTTAAGCAGATTGTTTCAGAAGTTGCACAGCCTGTTGCTGGTGACGAAAAGCGGTTTAAAGATAAGCATAAAGTAGACACCATCGGTGATCCTCAGAATAATGGCGATAAGCTATATAAGGGTTCTGAAATTAAGAAAGACAAGTCTAAGATTGCTTCCTATGAAGATGGTGAAGATACAAAAGTATATGAGGAAGTAGAAGGCGTTGATGAAAAGATCGACGTTTATAAAGCTATGAAAGCACGCTATGGAAAAGATTTCAAGAAGAAGTCTCCAGAAGAAGTTGCATCAGATAAGAAGAGTGAACGAATTGAAAAAGATAAAAAGTCTTACAGTGATATGCGTAAGTCAATGGGCATGAACGATTATGAAACAACAAAGAAAATTGTTGGTGAAAAGATCGACGTTGAAAAGGCAATGAGAGACAGATATCAGGGCATGAAAGGAGATTATAAAAAGAAATCTCCCGAACAAGTTCAGGCTGAGAAAGATGCCGCTAAAAAAAAGATGAAAAATGAAGATATTGATCTTGATGAAAAGAAGCTAACACCTGCTGAAATGAAGAAGCGTGAAGAAATAGCAAAAGCAATTGAGCGTGAAAATCCTAACATGCCAATGGGCAAGAAGATGGCCATTGCTACTGCAACTGCAAAGAAAGTTGCTGAATCTATTCATGAAGATATTAAAAATAAAATTGCAGTTTATCGTCCTGATGGTTCTTTCGTTGGATTGATGGATAATTTTTCTGCTGCTCAGAGAAAATATCCAGGTCATACATTGCATTCAATTGAAACTAAACCTATTAAAGAAGCAACTGAAGATGAAAATATTGCGAAAGTAAATGCAATTGCTTCCAATTTGAAGTCTATGACTAAATCATCAACTAAACCTAAAATGCCACATGTAAATGATGGTCTGACAGGCAAAGCAAAAGATATGTTTAGTGTTGAATCATTTGACCCAGAAGGTGAGATGGCAAAGTCTGACATGAGGGCAATTGCTCATAAAGCACTTCAGCTTCATTCAATGATGGATGATGATCAGCAGCTAGAATCATGGTTACAGGCAAAGATTACTAAAGCAAAGTATATGATTGATTCTGTATATGATTACGTCATGTACAATATGCCTGATGAAGATGATGAACCAGCTGAAGACTATATGTCAGCACTTCCATATCCAAATCGTCCAGTTGGTGCTGGTATGTATGGTGAAGAAACTGGTTATAAGTATCCTATGACATATGCTAAGTTTGGCTCTAATAAAGAACGACAACTGACAAAGCATATTAAACATACTCATATTATGTTTCCTGAGAAACCAACAACACCAGAGCGTGTTAGATATGTTGTTGCTAATTCTCCAGAACATAAAAAACTTAAAGTAGATGGATATGAAATCACACACTATGGTGAACATAAAAAAGAAAAAGAAGAGGCAAAGGAAAAAGCTGCTGCTAGAAAAACAACTTCAGAAGCAGCTGATCTAGACACAGCCAATGTTGATAAAGAAGTAATGCATGATTGTGCAAAGCACGTTGTACATGAAAAATGGGGTCCTGGTGACTGCGTTCCCGGTATGCATACTATTTTAGAGACTGCTAAGGGTATCGGCATTGTAACGTACTATGATGTTATGTTTGAGCATGGTCTTGAACAGAACGTACCAGCAGATGATTTAGAAGTTATTCTATCTGAATCTCATGGTCATAAAAAGATGAAAGAAGAGCTAACACCAGCTCAGAAGAAACATATAGATAAAAATAACAATGGCGAAATTGATTCAAAGGATTTTGAACTTCTAAGGAAAAAGAAATGAGAATTTTAAAACCAATTGGGGCTCAAACAGCTATTGGAACAGCTAATAGTGTAGCAAATTCTACTGTTGTAATTATCACAAATATTGATGCTGCAGCACAGACACTTACTAGAGCTTATAGCAATGGAACAACAATTTCAACTATGCTGGTTCTTGCAAATACCCAGTATCTAATTGAAAAAGAGCCAACAGATACACTAGCTGCAACTAATTGTGTTGCAACAGCTATCGCATACTAAGGAATAAAAAAAATGAAACTTATTTGCGAACTAACAGAAGACCTAAAATATATTACAGAATCATCTGAAGATGGTAAGAAGAATCTGTATATTGAAGGCATTTGGATGCAGGGCAATATTAAAAACCGTAATGGTAGATCATATCCAACTGCAACATTAGCAAAAGAAGCAAATCGCTACATTCGTGAGTTTGTAGAAAAGAATCGTGCTTTTGGTGAGCTAGGGCATCCACAGGGTCCTTCTATTAATCTAGATCGTGTATCTCACATGATTACTGATTTGCGCCAAGAAGGTAATAACTTTGTTGGTCGTGCTAAGATTATGGAAACACCAATGGGAAATATTGCTAGAAACATTATTGAATCTGGTGGTCAGCTTGGTGTTTCTACTAGAGGCATGGGTTCTTTAAAAGAAGTCAATGGTATTATGGAAGTCCAAGATGATTTTCATCTCGCTACTGCTGGTGATATCGTTGCGGACCCATCTGCTCCTGATGCATTTGTTAATGGCATCATGGAAGGAGTAGAGTGGGTTTGGAATAACGGTATTCTAAAAGCTAGTAAGATTGAAGAATACAAGGAAGAGATCGAAGAATCCGCCTCTAAGGTTTCAAAGCACGAATTGGAAGAAGCCAAACTCCGTGTTTGGAAGAATTTCCTTACAAGTATTTAATTTTATAAATAATTAAAGTAACAAAATCTAAAGGAGATTATAATGGCTAAAAAAGAGGAAATCAACGAGGAGATCGTAGAAGTAGAGACTTCTGTTGAAGAAACAGAATTCGATACTTTTGAAGATCAAGACGTTGAAACTGTAGAGGAAGATGTCGAGGAAGTTGCAGAGGCTGTTGCTCCTGCTGCTAAGGCAACCATCTCTAAGTCTGAACTCATGTCTAAACTAGTTGGATATGCTTCAAAGATGAACAAAGACACACTTGCTGCTGCAATTGATATGATGGGTGTTAAAGACCCTGATGAGATTGCTGCTGGTGACAAAGCTGCTGCTGATATTGGCGACATGTCTGCTAAGAACATGGCTTCAATTGGTTCTGCTGGTAAGTCTGGCGAAGCAATGCAGTCAGTTAAGGAAGATTTAGCACTAGTTTTCGGTGCTGAAGCCCTTTCTGAAGAATTTAAGGATAAGGCAACTACAATTTTCGAAGCTGCTGTCACCTCTCGTGTTGATATGCTTCGTGTTGAAATTGAGGAAGAAGCTGAAAAGAATCTCTCAGAAGCTATTGAAGAATTCAAAGTTGAATCAGAAGAGAATCTTAATAAGTATCTCGATTATGTTGTTGAGCAGTGGATGGAAGAAAACCGTCTTGCTATTGAAAGCGGCATCCGTGCTGAAGTTACTGAATCCTTCATTGAAGGTCTAAAGAATGTATTTGTTGAACATTACATTGAAGTTCCAGAAGGAAAAGAAGATGTAATCGAATCACTTGCTTCTAAAGTTGAAGAACTAGAAACCAAGCTAAATGAATCTCATGAAGCTAATATTAAGCTCCGTGAATCTATGGAAGCACAGGAAGTAGAAAAAGTTTCTGCTGAAATGGTTGAAGGTCTAACTGAAACTCAGAAAGACAAGTTCAAAGCTCTCATGGAAGGTATTTCATACTCTTCTGCTGAAGAGTTTGCAAAAAAGGCTTCCACTATTAAGGAAACATACTTCGGTGCTAAGAAGGCAGTTTCCGTAAAGGAAGATCAGCTTCTCAGTGAAGAAGTTGAAGAAGAAGCACCTGCCAAGAAGGTCGATCCTTCTATGGAAAAGTATGTAAACGCACTTTCTAGAACTCTAGCAAATTATAAATAATATAATAAAAAATACTGTAAAGGAGAAAAAAATGCAGATAGTAAATGAACAGCTAGTATCCAAGTGGAAGGCAGTCATCGAGCATGAAGACCTTGTCCCCATTAAGGATTCCCATAAGCGTATGGTTACCGCTCAGCTTCTTGAGAACACAGAGCGTGCCATCTCTGAGCAGCAGGCTTTTGCCCCTCAGTCTCTACTAAGCGAAACACCAGTTAACAATGCTGGTGACGGTGTTGTACAGAACTATGATCCAGTTCTAATCAGCCTCGTTCGTCGTGCAATGCCTAACCTCGTTGCTTACGATATCTGCGGCGTTCAGCCAATGAC